CGCAGCTCCAGCGTCCGGTACACCTGCGGGATGCTCGTGACATCCCAGAGGGCCTGCGCGCTCGCCAGCGGGCCTACCGACGCGATCAGCTGGGGGCCGGCGCCGGCGGCGATCTCGCCCGCCTGGATCGGGCCCCAGGCGGACGCGCCGGTCGCCGTCCGACGGAGCACGGCCGCCGACGCCGGCGGGCCGCCGGTGCCGATGCCGAGCTTCTGCTCGATCGCCATAGCGATGTTCTGAAGACGAGAGACGACGATGTCAAGCTCGAACCCGGCGTCGTCGGTCTCGGTCGTCGGCCCAGGATTGGCAAGCGCATCGAGCGCGGCTGGATAACTCGGGCTGGTCATCAGTCCACCTCCCTCATGACCCCCAGATGGCCGAGTCCCAGAGCGACGTCGAGCCGTCCCAGACGAAGCCGCTCACGGTGTCGACCTTCTCGCACTGCCAGACGGCCTCCAGGTGACGCCCGCCAGCGCCGGCGACGATGATCTCGCGCGCCTCGATCCAGACGTCAGCCGCGACGCCGGTCGCCTCCGATCGAAGCGAGATGCGGTCGGAGACCTGGCGGGCGACGATCTCGCGGAAGTGCGCGGCGTCGACCGCCCGTACGCTGATCGTCACTTGCGGGCGCGGCACGTTGTACCGCGTCACCCAGGCGTTACAGACGCCCTCGGCCATCGCGACGTCGATCTCGGGCCAGCCAGTGACGCTGAGCGTCTGGATGGCGCCGTCGACGCTCGGGGCGGTCGACGGATCGATGCTCGACTGCACGACCGTCTCGGAGACGACCGCGAGCGGCTGCGCTCGGAGCTGAAGCCCAGAGGTCGGCGACGCTGCCGGGCCACTGACCGTGCAGCCGCCGGCGCCGGCCGCGATCGTGATGAAGGCGACGAAGCCGCTCGATGCATCGAGCGTGATGGTGGCCGTGCCCGACGTCAGGGTGTAGTCGGTTGTAAGCGCCGGCGTGATGGCGGACTGGAACGGGTCGGGCGGCCTGGCGATCAGCGTCCGGACCTGGCCGGCCGAGAGTGCGATGTCGGCACCGTAGCGCCAGACGACCGTGCCGGCCGATCCTGGCGCACGGCGCTTCGTGGCGTACGTGGCCCTGGCATAGACCGTCCTCCAACCCGGGGCGTAGCTGAGCGTCTGGAAGTACAACGCGCCGGCATTGCCGCGATAGAGCCGATTGGCACGGTAGAGCCGCGGTCCGCGATACGGCGCGCCGTCTGAGACGCGCTGGTCGAAGAACGCGGCCTGCGGCGTCGTCGACCTCGTCGTGACCGCGCGGTAGTTCCGCCCCTCCCAGTGCAGGACGCCGTCGTTGTCCTCGTACAGCGTGCCCGGGCCTTCACTGGCCGTGATCTCGACGAGCGCGTCCCAGGCGCTCTTGCCGTCGGCCCACCAGTACAGAAGGGTGGTATCACCGAGCGCGATGCTGCGCTTGCCAGCCGGCCAGCCGGCGGCGTCGAGGATCAGCGTCACGGCCTGGTCGGTGCGGATGCTGGTCTGAAGCGGCACGGTCACACTGCGCCCCACCAGCGTCGACGAGGCGCCGAGCGTCGCGACCCTGACGCGCTGAGCGCCGAGCGTGGCGTCCTGGCTGGCCTGGTCGATCCTGGTACGAGCGAGCGGCCAGTAGGCGATGCCGCGATACGGCACGCTCTCGCCACGGTAGAGCCCGTCTGCGCGGTAGAGCCTGGTGGTGCCGTAGGTCGCCGAGATCACGACCGTCGTCCCCGGACGCACGAGCTGGTACGTCGGCGCCGACCCGCGCTCGTTCGAGTAGCGGCCGTGGTCGTTGCGAAGCTCGAAGCTTGCTGACGGCACCTTCGGCGGCGAGAGCGCGCGTGCGCCGTCTCGCCCAGTGTCGATGGTGACGCCAGGGTCGCCGGCCGTGTCGAGCGTGACGTCGTCGGCCGGGCCGGAGAACGAGCCGTCGTTGTTCCAGTCGACCTGCACCCGTGGGGCGTAGAGCGCCGGCAGGGTCATCAGGATGCCCTCATGCCAGGCTCCCCATCGACGCTGATCCAGCGCCCGGCACGCGGCCGCGGCGGATCGCGAGGTCGCGGCCGGTGACCCAGATCTCCTCGATCGTGCGGTCGCCAATGACGATCGGCATAGTGACCGTCTGCATGGGACCCGCCGTGCCACCGCCACGGAGCGCGGCATTGGGCACGACGTACTCGGGGCCCCTCTCGCCGAGCCAGGCAAGCTCAGGGCCGTGCAGCCCGGCCCAGCCGCCCTGCTGGTAGCCGGCGATGCTCGCGACCTTCTGCCACCATGTGGGATCGGTCGCATACCCGGCCTCGTTCACGGCCTTGATGAACTTGACGGGATCGCGGGTGCTGTTCCAGATCGAGAGGGCGCCAGCATAGCGGGAGTTGTCGTGGAGGAACTGCTCGAAGCCGCGCATGCCCTCTGCGTCCGAGCCGTAGACGCGCCAGACCGCGTCGACCCAGACCTTCTGGCCGTTGATGATCTCCCAGACCTTGCCGAGGTTCACCGTGGGGCCGTCCCAGCCAGGGCCCGCCTTGATACTCCACCAGTTGTGGTACTTGCGGCCGAGGTCGGTGCCGGGGAACCCTGCCTCCTGAATCGGAATGGCAGCGGTGATGTCTCCGGGGAGGCCGATCCCGAGGGCGGCAGCCATCGCCTGCGCTGATGCGATCATGGCCGACCGTGACGACATGTCAAAGTTGCTGCCGACCGGACCAGTCCCACCACCACCGCCACCGCCGCCACCGCCGCCACCCGACGGTGGCGCAGATGGGGCCGGTTCTGGTGCTGGACTCGGAGACCCACCGCCGCCGCCACCACCGCCGCCGCCGCCACCACCGCCGCCACCACCGCCGATGGGTGGCGTCGTTCCGAGCGTCGGTGGCGCTGGGATGTTCCCACCGCCGCCGCCGCCGCCACCGCCGCCACCTGAAGGCGGCGACGGCGGGCTCCCGACGTCCGGCGGCACCTTGGCGCCAACGAAGTCGGCCCACTTCCTGACCGTGCGCGAGATCCAGGCGACGGCCTCGGCGAAGTAGCCAGCCCAGCCGCCGGCGTCCTGAGCGCCGGCGCCGACGTCGCGGAACCAGTCGCCGAGATGGATCTGGGTGATGAGGTAGTGCCCGAGCTTGGCGAGGTCGTCGAGGATCGCGCGCCAGTTCTCGGCGGCGTCGGTCTTGGCAAGCTCGTCGGTGAACGCCTTCCAGTCCGACGCGCCGTCTGCGAGCAGCGGGTTCATCGTCTTCAGGCCGCCGCTCAGGCTCGGGAAGCCGTTGTCGATCCACCACTCGGCGGCCGGCCGCGCCTGCTCGCCCATCCAGTGATACCAGTCCTGCAGAGCCGGGATCAGGTTGGTGACGAGCCAGTTCCAGACGTAGGCGCCGGCGGTCTGGAACTGGGGCCAGCCGTCGGTCACGAACCAGTCGAAGATCGGCGCCAGGGCGTTCTGGAGGACGTCCCACCAGTCATGCAGCGTCGGCAGCAGAGAGTCCTTGATCCACTGCCAGACAACGGCGCCGGCCGCCTGGAGCTTCGGCCAGCCGTCGGTCACGAACCAGTCATAGATCGGCGAGAGCCGCTTCTGGAACCAGTCGTACCACTCCGAGAGCGCCGGGAACAGCGTGCCCGTCAGCCAGGTCCAGACGGTAGATCCAGCCGCTTGCAGCAGCGGCCAGCCCTTGTCGATGAACCATTGATAGACGACCTGGAGCTTCTGATCGAACCACGTGTACCAGTCGGTCAGCGTCGGGATCAGGGTGTCCTTGATCCAGTTCTGGACGGCGTTCGCGGCCTCGCCGAGCTTCGGCCAGGCCGTCTCGGTCAGCCAGGTCATCGCCGCTCCCAACTTCTCAGTAAGCCACGACCAGACCGCCGTGAGCGTCGGCACGAGCGTGCCCATGATCCAGATGCCGACCGTTGCCATCGCAGCTTGTATGAGCGGCCAGCCCGTCGTCGTGAGCCAGGTCAGCGCAGCTCCGACCTTATCGACGAGCCACGAGACGACGGTCGCGACGGTCGGCAGATAGACGGTCGTCCACCAGTCGACCACGGCCTGCATGGCGGCCTGAAGCAGCGGCCAGCCGGTCGTCGTCAGCCAGGCAAGCGCCGGCTGAAGGCTCGTCGTGATCGCGGTCGTGATCGTGCCGAGCGCGACGCGCAGGGCCGGCAGTCCGGTCGTCGAGAACCAGGTGAGGACCGGCGCGAGCTGGAGCGACAGCGCCGTGATCGTCGCGTTGATCGCGCCCGGCAACGCCTGAGCCCAGAGTGCGATCGTCGGCCCCCAGGCGTTGACGATCTCGGTCCCGTAGTCGACGAGATCCTTCAGGACCGGCGTCAGCGCCAGGCCGACCGTGATCGCGACCGTCGACAATGAGCCCGTCAGTTTCTCAAGCGAGCCCGAGAGGTTATCGAGCCTGGTCGCAGCGACGTCCGACGCCGAGACCTTGCCCATGGCGTCGGCCATGTCGTTGAAGCCCTCGGCGCCGGTCTTCGCCAGGATCGCGGCCGCTCGGATCGCGTCCGACCCAAATAACGTCTGTAGCGTCGCCAATCGCTGCTGCTCGGTCTGACCGGCCAGCGACTTCTGGAGGATGCCGGCGACCTCGGACATGCTCTTGACTTTGCCGGTCGCGTCGAAGAACGCATTGGCGCCGCTCTTCGTGATCAGGCCAAGCTCTTTGAACTTCTCGGTCGCGGCCTTCGTTGACGGCTGGAGCGCCATCATCATCGTCTTGAGCGACGTCCCAGCGTCAGATCCGACGAGCCCGTTCTGGCCCATGACGGCGATCGCCTGCGCTAAGTCGTCGAACGAGAACCCGACCGTCGCCGCGACCGTGCCAGCCGCCGAGAGCGAAAACTTGAACTGGTTCACGTCGATAGCCGATGCGTTCGCGGCGCCCGCGATCGTGTCGGCGACGTGGCCCATGTCGGCGCCCTTGATCGCGAAGATGTTCATGGCCTGCGCGGCGAGCGTCGCGGCGTCGGCGACCGCGATGCCGCCGGCTGCTGCCAGGTCGAGCGATGCCTTGCCGGCGCCGCCCATGATGTCGGACATCGAGACGCCGGCCTTGACCAGCTCGCCGATGCCGTCAGCCGCCTCCTTCGCGGAGAACGACGTATCGGCGCCAAGCTGGAGCGCCAGCTTCGACATGTCCTCCATCTGCGCGGCCGTCGCGCCCGAGACGGCCTTGATGCCAGACATCGACTTCTCGAAGTCGGATGCGGCCGCGACGGAGGCGCCGAGCCCAGCAGCCAGCCCGGCGACGCCGGCGACAGCGGCGCCGGTGAACGCCGTCGCGATCATCGACCCGGCGTTGCCGACCTTCGTGCCGAGCGAGTCGAGCGCCTTCTCCGCCGAGCTGACGTCGGCGCCGACGACGACCTGCAATTCGGCAACGGTGCTCGCCGACGGCATGGCCTAGTGCCCCCGTCCGCCCTGCGCTCGGGCGCGGCGCTGCTCGCGGATCTGCCGCTC